TTAAGGCTCATTTCGGTGTTAATGTTCCTGCTTCTGATTCTCATATGGCTCAATATATCGGAGGTATTGCTCGTAATCTTGATATTTCCGAGGTTGTAAATAACAACTTGCAAGGTGATGGAGAAGCTGTCATTTATGGTAAAGGTGTCGGTACTGGAACTGGTTCTATGCGTTATACTACAGGTTCTAAATATTGTATTTTGATGTGTATTTACCATTGTATGCCTGTTCTTGATTATGATATTTCCGGCCAGCATCCTCAACTTTTGGCGACTTCTGTAGATGAACTTCCTATTCCTGAATTTGATAATATTGGTATGGAAGGTGTTCCTCTTGTTCAGTTACTTAATTCTAATCTGTATAAGACTAATGGTTCTATAAAGGTTGATTCTATTCTAGGTTATAATCCTCGTTATTATGCTTGGAAGTCCAATATAGACCGTATTCATGGTGCATTTACTACGACTCTTCAGGATTGGGTTGCCCCTGTTGATGATTCTTTCCTGTATAGTACGTTTGCCACTACTCCTGCTAATTCTTTTGCTACTTGGCCTTTCTTCAAGGTTAATCCTAATACTTTGGATAATATTTTTGCTGTTAAGGCTGATTCTACTTGGGAGACTGACCAATTTTTGGTTAATTCTTATGTTGGATGTAAGGTTGTTCGTCCTTTGTCTCGTGATGGTGTTCCTTATTAATTTGTATGATTATGAAAGAGAAAAAAGAACTTTGTTTTGGATGTGGTTTTCGTAAATTTACCCCTACTCGTGAGGTTTCTACTTTCCCCTCTACTCGTGTTGGTGAGATTTCTCTTGAAGTTGACCCTATTGAGCAATTTCGTTTTGAAACGGAGACTTTTGGCGATTCTGTTTCTTATCGTCTTCGCTCTGATGTGAGTATGTTACTTCATGCCGCTGATCTTGCCAAGCGTACTGGTGTTTCTACCGTTCAACGGTTTTTGGATTCTAAGCGTCCTCGTTCTTCTTCTTTGCAAGAACAATTGGATAAGTTGAATCCTTCAGATGATGAGCTTTTATCTATGGTTAAATCTCGTCATTTGCAGCACCCTAGCGAAATTCTTGCTTGGGTTGAATCTATTAATGAACTGGCAGAGGATATGGAATCTGATGCTTTAAGACAACTTGCTGAAAATGAAGCTGCTGAAACTTCTGCTGCTGATTCTGGTGTCGATAGCTCTGGATCAGCTGATGCCCAGTAATGGTTATGATATAGCCATCGTTCCTGCTCTTATTGGTGCTATTGGTACTATTGGTGGCGCTGCTCTTGGTGCCGCTTCCAACAATAAGAATATTTCACAGAATCAAATGAATAACGAGTTTAATGCTCGTGAAGCCCAGAAAGCTCGTGATTTTCAGCTTGAGATGTGGAATAAACAGAATGAGTACAATTCTCCGGCCAATCAGCGTAGATTACGTGCTGAAGCCGGGTATAATCCTTATTTGGGATATGATTCGAATACTGGTGTTGCAGGTTCTACTGGTAGTACTTCTCAAGCTAGTGCTGCTCCTCCTCTTTCCGTGAATCCTGAAGTTTATTCAGAGCTTGGCTCACAGCTTGGACGAGCCGGACAAATGCTCTATCAGGAACGAGAATCTAATGCTCATACTAAGGTTTTGCAAGGAGAAGCGGATGTAGCACGAGCTCAAGCTATGCAGGTTTTTTCTAATATTGACTGGGGAAAGCTTTCCCCAGAGTATAAGAAATGGATGCGTGAGACTGGTTTACAGCGTGCGCAACTTGATTATGATACTAACGAGCAGAATCTTCAAAATTTGCGCTGGACTAATAAAATACAGCGTGCACAGCGTGTCGATTTATTATTATCTAATCAATCTAAGCGTATTTTGAATAAATATCTTGACCAATCCGAGCAACTGCGTTTGAATGTAATGGCTTCCCAGTATTATGATCTGATGGCGTCAGGACATTTGAAATATCAACAATGTAAAGAATCTATTGCTAAGCAGCTTTTATATGCTAAGCAAGGTACTTGGTATGATTCTATGTCTGATAAGAATAATCTTGATTATAAAAAAGCTCTTGCTCTTGCTGATGATTTTATTGCAGCTATGAGTACCGGATATGAATCGCAAACGTCTTACAATATGGGTTTTATACAGAAAGCCCAGGAAGCCGGAGTGCGTGATGCTGAATCTAAGTCCTTTAAATCTCTTATTGACCGTTGGAATTATAATAAACGGTATTATGAAGAAGGACTTAATACTATTGGTGTTATTGGAAACGCTATAGGTGCTATTCGTCGTTAATGGTGCTCCCCCGTCGACCGGGGGAGTTTTTTTGTCCTGAAGCTTTTTATATTTGTTAACTATTCAAACAGTTATTATTATGAAAGAGAAATTTTATTTCACATTATATTATGGTTCGTTTGTTGTTAATACTTATATTGGTTCTCGTTCTAATGCCAAGGCTTATTTTAAGAGGTGGGCTCGAAAAAATCTTCCTTATTATCAGGATTGTGATTTTACCGTCTATCGCTATTTGTCTCTGCATGATATGCTTAACTCTGAAAACCCTGTTGGTAGCTACAAGTTTCTATAGTCGATTAGTATCTTTAAGCCTGCGTGGCGTTTGAACGCTGATGGAGCAATAGAGGGCGCATAGCCCTCCTTAGCGTCTAGCACCTTAGTATCGGCGAAGCCGCACACCACGGCCTCCGGCCGGGTGCACGTCACTCCTTATCCTGGTTTTAAGGTAGCCGCCTCTCGGATAAAGGCATACCTCACCCTCCCGTTATACACCGAAGCCCCCCGGCGTTTGAGGTGGTAAATACAATCCCGTATGATGCAAACACTGTCCAGCCGCTGGACGTGTCAGTGCGCAGCCCCCCCCACGAGGAGCACAGCCCTATGCAGGCGTAGCTGCATAGGAGATGTGCTCCTCGTTTTTATTAAAGTGTTGTGCTATATTTATTATTTGTATATTCTTTTTACTATTTTATATTATTATAGCACATACCTGCGCCCGAAAGGGCGGAACGGTTCGGCATCGTTGCCCCCTAGTTCATTTTATTGGCGAAGCCTATCTAATTTTTCCCGAAGGGCTTTGGATTTACCTTATTCAAAGCTCTCATCCCTTGTCTTTCTTTTGAAAAATTACACAGACTCTAAAAAAAAATACTATTTTATTCGCTTATTATGATTTTTATTTCTATCATTGCAGTGTTATTTAATTAAAATCTGTTTTATTATGAAGGTTACTCCTCAACAATGGATTGAAATTGTAAAGTTAATTTCAACTTTTATAGTTGGTGTTATTACTACTTTGTTTGTACAGTCTTGTACTATTTCTATGTCTATTTCAAAGAACAATCAAAACTCGACGCAGAAAACTGAACAAACTTCTACGTCTAGTGTTGATAGTACTAAAATTAATATTAATCGTTAAATTTTTAAATTATGGAAATGTATTTGATTTCTTATCAGAAACAAGGCTCTGCACCTGTTGTGTATGTTGCTAGTGAAGAATCTCTTATGATTACTGTTAACCAGGCTTTGAAAGAGTCTGAAGGTTCTCCGGTGTTGGTTTCTTCTGCTAAGACTATTAAAGTATTGTAATTATGACAGAAAAAGAACGGGAAAAATATTTAGCTACAGAGTGTTTTCACCCTCGGAAGGTGACTAATAAATACACTCATGAAACTCTGTTTGTTCGTTGTGGTACATGTCCGTCATGTCTTGTTCATCGTTCTAATATCCAATGTGCTTTAATATCTAATATGTCATCTCATTTTAAGTATGCCTACTTTTTTACGCTTACTTATTCTGACGAGTTTGTCCCTCGTGTGTCTCTTGAAGTTGTAGAAAGGTGTGATGCTGAAAGTGAGATTGATGCTTATATGTCCGATTCTGACCCTAGGCATTTGCCCTACGATGATTCTAGGTATCAAATAGCAGCTACTTATTTACCCCGTTCTGGCTGTTTTCGCGTTCACGACTCCGGTCGTGTTCGCGATTTTTCAGAAACAGAGGAATCTTATCAGTTTCTTCATACCTTTTCCGGTAAGGAAGTTCGTGATTTGTTGGTAGCTTCTAACAGTCGTTATGATTTTGCACGCAAATGTGTTGTTTCCCCTTCTATTGATGAATGTCGTAATGAGGTTTTGGTTTTAAACCCTTATGACCAGAATTTGTTTTTTAAACGTTTACGTAAATTGATTGCAGAGAAATACGATGAAAAAATATGTTACTACCTTGTATCAGAGTATGGTGGACGGACGTATCGTCCGCATTGGCATGGTATATTATTCTTTAACTCGGACGCACTCACCTCGTCTATATGTGAGTTGGTATCTAAGAGCTGGAGCTACGGTCGTACGGATTGTTCATTATCGAGAGGTTCCGCAGCTGGCTATGTTGCGTCATATATTAATAGTTTTGTCGATTTACCAGACTTTTTTAACCGACACAAAGAAATTAGACCTAGATCCTACCATTCCAAAGGACTTTCGGTTAATAGTCTCTTTCGTCAATCGTCCGACATTTCAGAGATACAAGAAGTTGCCGCTTCGTGTTTTGATGGATTCAGTGTCCCGATTAATGGTGAGTATGTCACAGTCAAGCCTTCACGGTCGTATGAACATACATTATTTCCCCGAATCTCTGACCCTGTTTTTGCGGATCCATACAGCTGTACTGACTTATTTTTCGGTGCGTTCACAGCATCCAACAGGCTCATACGTGACGGATATATATCAATAGATGAAAATCTTTCTACATTCTCGCTTGCTAAATGTTATGCTCGTTTTTATTATGATGTAAAGTCTGGTTATTGTACTGCCTCTCGTTATGATTTTCTTATTTTTGATTATATTCGTCTTGAAACCGTTCAACTTGATTTTGATTCTGTTGTAGGTAAGATTTATAGATTTTTTTCTTCTGTTAATCGTACTTTGCGTTTTTGGCGTCTTGATAGGCATGTTTTACCCGAGGATTTGAAGAGGTTCTTATTTAAATTATTTGTTTCTTCTTTTGATTATTGGTCTAGAAAAGAATTGAGATTCATCAATGACTTTTATGATTATCTCTCTGTTCATCCTGAATCAGATTCTTTTTTAAAGTCTAGGACTGTTGGTTATTGTTTACCTTCTAAAGATGATGAATCTTTTTGGAATGAGTTAAACTTTGTCTTGTCCTCTTTGAAAAAATCTGTTAAACAGAAGATTTTTCAGAAAGTTAAACATAAGAATTACAATGATGTATCTGGCTTATTGTTTAATTTAAATTTTTAGTTATGGCTCATTTTACTGGTCTTAAACAGCTCCAGAACCATCCTCATCGTTCTGGTTTTGATATTGGTTCTAAAAATGTTTTTTCTGCGAAATGTGGTGAGCTTCTTCCTGTATTTTGGGATTTAGGTATCCCTGGTTGTACGTATGATATTGACATTCAGTATTTCACACGTACTCGTCCCGTTCAGACTGCTGCTTATACTCGTATTCGTGAGTATTTTGATTTTTATGCTGTTCCTCTTGATTTGATTTGGAAATCTTTTGACGCCTCTGTTATTCAGATGGGTGAAGTAGCTCCTGTTCAATCTAAGGATATTTTAACTGCGTTGACTGTTTCCGGAGATTTGCCTTACTGTTCTCTTTCGGATTTAGGTTTCTCTTGTTTCTTTGCTTCTGGCTCTCTGTCTGTTCCCGCTTTGAAATCTTGGCAAGCAAATAATGCTTATGCTAATATTTTTGGTTATGTTCGTGGAGATGTAAATTATAAGCTTCTTCACATGTTGAATTATGGGAATATTATTCCTAATAATATTCCTTCTTTAGGTATCGGTAATTCTAACTATCGTTGGTGGAATCGACAAGTCCCTCTTGCTTCCGATTCTGGTATTGTTTACAGCCAGATGTATAATTTTAACATGAATGTTAATGTTTTTCCTCTTGCTGCTTATCAGAAGATCTACCAAGATTTCTTCCGTTGGTCTCAATGGGAAAATGCTGATCCTACTTCTTATAACTTTGACTGGTATCAAGGTTCTGGAAATTTATTTGGTGGTACTATTGATACTTCTCTTCCTGCTAACTCCGATTATTGGAAACGAGACAATTTGTTTTCTCTTCGCTATTGCAATTGGAATAAGGATATGTTTATGGGAATTCTTCCTAATTCCCAGTTTGGTGATATTGCTGTTGTAGATGTTCCTGGTAATACTGGTTATTCTGATGTTCGTATTGGTTCTTCTGGTTTAACTGTTCAAAATTTTACGGAGATTAAAACGAATTCTTCTTTTTTAGTGAAGCCTTCTTCCACTCCTTCTTCTTCTATTCCTGTTGGTACTAACTTGATTGCTGGTAATGCTTCGTTATCTGCTTCATTTAATATTCTTGCTCTTCGTCAAGCAGAAGCTTTGCAGAAATATCGTGAAATTACTCAATCTGTTGATACCAATTATCGTGACCAGATTAAGGCTCATTTCGGTGTTAATGTTCCTGCTTCTGATTCTCATATGGCTCAATA